CCTCAAAAAGTAGAAAAGTGAATTTTGCATTTGGAAAAGGAACTACTTAAATATACCTCTACAAGCTCCATATAAGCCCGTATAAGCGTTTTATATCCCACTTCCATATATTTATATTCTGATACACTAAACAGCTCTCAAACGCTAATATATTGCCTTCTAAGCACGTGTATCTTATACGCTCATATATTGCTTTCTAAACCACATCCTAGCTCTTTGCTTATAACATATTCAAGACAAAATAAAAAAAGCCATAGAAGCTCTTATATGAGTTCCTATGGCTATTTCATGTCATTTACTTTTTGTTAATCGTTTAAGTGTTCTTCCATGTGGGCAACTGCTTTAGACATTTCAATCATTTCTGCACTATGTGCTTCTTGTTCGCTTGGTTCAATATTATTTTCAATCCAATCAGGTGTAGTCATCTTGTCGATGTCATTGCGTAGTGCTGTGATACCTTTTTGACGGTCTTCTATGCTCATCTCTTCCCAAATTGCTTGCGTCATATTCAAAGCCATAGCAGGGACAAGAGGCAATTTATTAAAATCAACTGCTTTACTAAAATCTAACATCTTATACACTCTCTTTCATTTTTTCTTCTAATTCGTCTGCAACATCTCCAATACTAAACATCAAATCAGCATAATGCTTAACGATTAGTTGGTATGTAGCGCCTTTTGTCATGCCTTCTTTAACATCTGTTTTTTTTAACAGCTTACTATGTGCGTGAATGGCTTCATTAATTATGTCAAATGCTACTTTTTTTTCGGGTCTAAACTGTGCTACCAGTCCAAATGCTTTTCTAATGCCGTTTGCCACATCTGCAAGGTCTTTATATGCTTCTGTTGCAACTGGTAAAGCTTTAATATAAAATTCATCTGTGAAGGGTTCCGTGTCCTTTAATACCTCTGCTATCTCTTTGTTTGCTTTTTCGTTGTGGTCATTGACCAGCCCTGTAATTAACTTTAATTCGCTTGTAAACATATTTCTATCCTCTTTCTCTCTTACATCCCTAACCCGTCTAACATTGCGAGCATATAAATTGTTTTAGCACCCTTGTGCATTGCTTCAAATGCTTCATGCTCATTTATGTAAGTTTCTTCCATTGCGTCACGATTAGCATGAGTATCAAAAGGCACGTTTTCATATTCTTCTTTATTGTCAATCTCTTCAAGAGTTTCTTCCAGTGCTTCAAGCATTTTTTCCACACTCTCAAGCCAAATTTTAGCATTTTCGTCAAGGTCTTCCCCTCTGTATTTCGCCATAACGTGGTTGAAACGCAACTCAATGTCGTCTGACAATTCTACAAGCACATCTGTCATTGGTTTATCATATTCGCTTGTTTTTGCTGTGCCGTCTTCTGGTAAGTTGTACTTTTTGAGCAGTAAGCCAATAAATTCATCATGTGCTTTAGCTTGCTGTGTAATATCGTCAAGAATGTTTTCAATTGTGATAGTCATAAGGTTTTACCTCTTTCTTTATTTTATGTATTTATTATAGATTATTTTTTAAAAGATGTCAATTACAAGAGTATTAAAATTTATTACACTTGCATGTTAGTTAGACGATTAAGATATGACAAGCGTTTGTCTTTGTGATACTCCAAATTATTGCCCCAACGTGTTTGCAAGCTCAATTTCAGCCCTTCAATGATGTAGTTACGCAAAATTACGTTTGTATTGATGTCTACTACTTCATAATGTAGCCCTATATTGTACTGGTTAAGCTCCTCAATCTCACTTTCAGCAAATGCTGTCAAGTCCTCAATGCTTAGGCTATTATAACCAGTTGCAAATTTGATATACTTAAATGTTTTTTCTTCAATCATTAGTAAAAAGCTCCTCTCATGATAATTTTTAATGTATTGTCTGTTGCATTGTTTTGGTATATTGTGAATTCATCTCTCAAGCCATTTACAGCCTTTCTAAGAGCTTCTGAACTCTCTCCCGATACAATTACCATTAATTCAATTTCTAGCGCTCTAAAGGCTTGGTATGTGCTCAAATTGCCGTCTATTGTGTAAATATGCTCATGTATATCAGCGAACATTGTACCCATTGGCTCACGCTCATAGTCAAGCGATACGGTAAAGCATAAATCCTCTAGGAACTGTTTGATGTCTTCTTTTGTACTGCGTTTACTCATTTTTGCACCTCATAGGAGTTAATTAGATACTCGATATTGTCTTTAAACCATTGTATTTTTCCTTGTGGACTGAAATATTTAGCATTAGGGACACCTTTTTGATACATGATTTCCCCAATAACCTTGCTATTCTCAATCGTATCAAGTAAATCAAGTTTTGTCATAACTTTCGCTTGGTTAATGATTGCGTCTGCTAGGTTGCTTAATTCAGCGTATTGTGTAGCTTTTTCAAGCTTTTTAAGGTTTTCTTCATCATTGTTCATGTATTGCAAATAAGTACATTGGTCGTTGTGTCGTCTTAATTTCCCCAATGTGTTAAGAACAATAATGTCAGCAACATCAGTTGGCAAAACCTCGTCACTTTCGTAATCAGAACCATACTTTTTATTCGTATTTCGTACATAGTTTTTGATACCTTGCTTTACTCCTAATAGGTTGTGGATTACTTCAAGTGTTTTAAATTTGTGCGCGTGTAATTCTTCTAAGCGTGTCAACATTCTATAAAATCTCCTTTATTTCTGTGATAAATGTTTGTTTAAATTCGTTTATTTCAGCTAGTTCTATCAAATTTTCTTTATCTTGGCAAAAGATAAGCGGAACATTAATATCAATCCAATGTAAAACTTCTTCAAGTGTTGCACCCTCTTCTAACATCATTTTATCTACAATGTCAAGGGCTTCTTCATAGTCATAACCATTCTTAAAACGGTTGTCAAAGTTGATAAATACCATTTAATACCGCCTTAGAAAGGTAAATCACTGTCAGAAACTTCTAAGGGCTCACTTCCACCAAATAAGTCGTTCATGTCATCAAAAGAAGGCTCTTGCACTTGGTTTCCTTTGCTCAACTCAAACAATGGAACTACTCTCCCACTCTTGGTGTTGTAATAAGTCTTATCACCTTTTTCTTCTTTCTTGACGCTCTCAACGATAACCGTTACATAATCGCCCCATGTACTGCAAGAGGGTATCCAGTTGTTACCGATATATCCAAACGGATATAAGAAGATTGTGCTCACTAGCTTTGCACCGTCTTTAGTTTGCACTTCACGTGTATTTTTTTCGTTAATTTGGATAGTTTCGATAATCATTTGCTTTATTCTCCTTTTTGTAATTCTTCTTTTGTCTTGATAAGTGGTTTAGTCCAATCGGGCAAGTTTTGTACTGCCTCCCATGACATAAATTCTACTTCTTCAATATAATCAGCTTTTAAGATAACACCTGTTTGGTTCACAAAAGTGTAATTATAAGCGGGGTTAGTTCCGTCTAAAATAACTGCAAAGTTTTGGTTATCTTCTTCGATTATTTCAACTTCTCCACTCAAGTACCAAGTGAGGATTTGTGATAAACTCTCTTTACTAGTTTCCCAAAACTTTTCGAGCGCACCGCTTACTAACCAAGGGTCTGTACTGTCGTCTTTTACATAGTTTTGGTATGCTTGAAATAAAGAGCCGTTGTCTGCACATGTTTTTAATGCTGTGAGTTGTTCTTTTGTTAGTTTAAATGTCGCTTTAATCATCTTATTCTACCTCGTGAGCCCATTCCCAAACCCATTGCCCTTCATAGTATGCAAGTGCTTCAACATTGCTTTCTGCTAACACAGAAACATCATCAAAATCATCACTATCCTGCAAAACACCGCTTTTAGTGAAGTAGTGATATGCGAACTGTTCTGAATCACTATTTTGCTTATGATATAGACGGTATTTCTTTTCATCAAGTTCAAGCTCTGCCTCACGTTGTAAAAGTTGTGTAATAATAACACTAGGGTTTCTGTCAAATTGTGTTAGCTCTTTTACAGCTTTATAGCTTACACTTCCAACATTATTAGCATTTAACCATTGCCTCCAGTCATGTAAAAGGTGGCTCGGCTTGTCTGCTAAAATTGCTGTGACATAGTTAAATGTTTCTTTTGATACTTTGTATTTTTTCATTATGCTTATCCTTTCATGTCATCAATTACTTGACCATTTTTGTATAGTTCGTTTGCGTGGTCGCTTGTCATTGTTCCTAAATTAATCTGCTCTAACAACCAAGATTTTTTATACATTTTCTTTTCTGGTTGTTTCGCTTTAGGTGGTTGCTGTGGCTGTTGTTTGCGTGCTTGTGGTGCTTTGCTTTGTGGTGGTCGCTTATTAGTTGCCTGCTGTCTATTAGGGCTGTCAGCGTCCCTTATATCGTCAAGCATGAGCATTTGACCATAAGCGTATTTACTAGCATATGACATGCTTGCCCCAGTGGCTTGCGCTTTGTCCATACCCTTTTTATTAACATCAACTACCGCATAGCCATCACCTGTGATAATATCCCCTTCACTGTCGTGTAAGGCAACATGCACACCCACAATCAGCTCACTGTTACACTCAAACACTTCCGTATTAACAACTTGCTTCAAGTCGTATTTCTTTAGCAGTGGTTTCAAGGCGGTTTGAATATCTTCATTGTTACGAAAGTTATACCCCCCGAAGCTGTTAAATTGGCTTTTAGGGACATTGATTTCATTTACTAAGTCTTGCAGTACACCCATTTATTTATACTCCTTTGAAAAAGTTTTTCTACATTTGATATTTTGACAGTGATATTCAACAGCGTGAGCAAGTGGCATCTGTACTGTGACATTCTTACCTTTACAAAACGGACATTTTACAATTTTACCTTTTTTATTAAACATTTGTTATCCTCTCTTAACTTTATGTGTTTATTATAAACTGTTTTGTGTTACATTTCAATAGATGAAATATTTCTTTTGCGTTACAACTCGGTGGGTGGTTTAAATCCTTTCTTTTCTGCTGTGCGTTTTATCCATGTTTGGCGCTCTTCTTCATGCTGTTTAACAAAGTCTTTAGATAATGGCTTGTATTGCCCCGCCTTCTTACCTGTCTTGTATTTCTCACGCTTTGGAAAACCTTTCACTTGATAGAACTCTCTAGCAAATTCGAAATAATTGAAAGCCATGCTATAAGCTTCTAGCGTGTTATATGCGTGATAGTTTAGTGAAGCGTCCCGCCAGCCTTTGAAATCGTCCCAATCTAATGGAATGCTCATGCTATCCAATTGCCTCCTTTAAATGAATCGTCAATATATTCGTCTGTACCGTCCCATTCAAGGAAAGCTTGTTTATAACCGTTGATAGTTTGAATAATCTCTGTACGGTCATAACCACATTTAACCAACGCTTCCACATAGTCGTTAAATTTTTCCATGTCTTTTTCAAATGTTTCGCCTTCTTTCATGCCTGCACGGATTGCGTATTTAACAGCATTCAATGTAAAGAAACCTTCTTCCACTGTAAAATTATCTGAACTTGCACACTCTGAAATAGGGTTTTTGCGAACCATAAAATCAATCAACTGAAAACCATTTTTATTTGTGTAGTAATCTTTTGCCATAATTTAAAACCAACTTTCTAAAATACTGTTTATTGTGTCCTGTGCGCTCTTCTCGTCCATTTTAAGCGTGTCTATCATGTATCTCGATACAACACCAAGGGACATGTCTAACTTGCTTAGGGGCTTATATATTAGCTCTGCACAGTCGTATAGTGTTGCCCCGTCTTGCTCTAACTTTCTTAATAGGTCTGTGCCTATTGGGTCTGCTTGTTTTGTCACTTCTGTACCGTCCGAAAAGTGGTAAGTTATTTCAACTATTTTCTTTTCGTTTGGTATAACCCATTCTTTAGCTATTCTTGTTCCGCCTCCATTTCATCTATAACGTCTTGCATGTCATCAATTTGAATTTCTGCATGTCGTAAGTCGTATTCAAGTTCTTCAGCATATTCGCCTTGGTCAAGGTATTGTTCCTCCAACTGGTCAAGCTCTGCATTCAATACGGCAATGTCATCATTCAAATCTTTAATGATTTTGTCTTGCTCTTCAATAAATTCGTTTGCTTCTTCCACTGTTCTAAATTGTCTAACCATATTTTTTTAATCCTCCACTTTATATAGTTTGAGTGTCCCTGTGTTTGGGTTTCTCTTTTTAGGTTTGCGTTTGTCATCTTTCACTTTTTGATAAAATTTTTTACGGTCAAAGTTGGTTACATAGTCGAGTTCGTCAACTGTGCCAACTGTGATTATTTGTTCGTCCCCTCCTTCTACCACTCTATAAAGTGCATATGTGGCTTTTTCTTTACTCACGTTCCCCATCCTCGAAATGTTTAGTTACGGCAACACTAGCATTATACAAGCCAGTGATAAATTTTCTAAATACAAAGAATGCAATAACTGCAAGTACAATAAGTGTCAACATTTTTCTTACCTCCAATTTATTTATCTTACATATTCATTATAACTAACTTTGTTACGAATATCAATTACTAATTGTTTAAAGTTAAGTTACAATTCTGTGTCACGCTTTTGGCTACTTTAATATCTGGCGTTATAAGTACGGGAATGACACTATCATATTCAGCAAGTGACTTATAGTAATCGCTTTTAATTTCTATCCCGTAAAAATATTTTTTGTGAGAAATGTGAAAGTAAACTATGTATTGCTTCATTTGCTTGCTAACTCCTTCAACTTTTTAAGGTTATTCAATATTACCTCATAATCTTTGATTTTTTCATTAGAAGCTTCACCTTCATTCTTTGCTTCCAAAATTAATTTTTCAAATGCTTTTACGCAATCCATTTTGCCGTTTTCTACCATTTTTGTATCTCCTTTATTTATCTTACATACATAGTATAACAATAAAAAAAAGCCCCTGTCAATTACAAGAGCTTTAAACTATTATTACAGGTTAGTTACAATAAAAAGAATTAAAATAAATGGGGTCAAACCTACTTTCTAATTATGTTCAATCATTTATTTCTGTAACTTTCCCCGCTAGTTTTAGGGTGTCTAAAAATTCTGCAGCCTCTTCTCCTTCCAATTGTTCGCCTGTTTCCACTTTTACAGTAGGGTCTATGATTGTAAATCTATCGTCAACATATCCCACGCAGATTGGCTTATCGTAATTAAAATTACGTGCTTCAACTTCAATAATGGAATACTTGTTTCCCGTCTTTTTACTTATCTTAGGGCTTAGGGTAAAACACACTTCATGCCACGCACCAATAGCAGAACTACCGAGCGCATGGGTAGAGCGTGTTCTGAATAGCGGTTCTTCTAAAGACCTGTCAAAACAATCCTTCCGAGCGTGAGCCACTACTAAGAAAGTAACATCTCCAAGCAATAACTTTAACTTTGTGATACGCATTAAAATTTCATTCATTTTGTGCATATCGTTTAAGCTGTCTGGACTAGTGAGCATATCTTTCAAACAGTCTAAGATAACTACTTTAATATCCAACTGCTTTATAACGCTGTATAGCTTGTTCAGATTGTCTTTATTATCCATTTTGAATATACCACCAGTCAAGAACCATAAGCCCGCTAGTGTTCCGTCATAGCCGTTTAAACGTTGATGTAATGTGAACTCTGTGTCCTCATTATCTATAATAAGTACGTTGGCTTTTGTCGTTTCATGTTCTCCAAACGGCGTGCCAGTTGCAATTGCATGTGCCATAAAAAGAGTGGTCGAGCTTTTAAAGCTTTTTTGTGGTGCAACAACGAGACCCCCTACACCTTTAGGGAGTATATCTTTAATGTACCAAGAGTTAGCGTCTTGAAACTCTTCTTTTTCTTTTAGGTCTTGTGCAGTGATAAGCCTTTTAAACGGGTTATTATCTATCGCAGTATATCCGAAATTATCTAGCCTTAGGGTGTTGTTTGTCATTAAATTGTGTTTTCAGCTCTAATGCTCTTACCCAACCCCTTTTGGTTGTGTCACATGGTACAGCATTATAGAGCTTTTTCGCCTCTCTTTCTAATTTGGTTGTTAGTCCTATCCACCTCATAACAATATCTTGCCTCATTATACCATCTTCGAGAACTCTTTCTCCCACTGTATAAACCCAACCATACAACTCAACAAATAATTTTATAGCATGTGCTTCTAAGCTATCATTCTTCTTCATCTAATGACCACCCCGCAATATATGCTATAAAGCTTATAAAGAGCATTGTAGTGCCCTGTGCTGTGTTATTGTCTATAAAGCTAGCTAGTGAGAACACGGCTGTTATAACACCAACTAAACAACAAAACATCATAATACTATCTTCATCTATCATTTTTCTTACCTCCTAAAGCATTCGCTATTAAGTCACTCAAACCACTGGAAACAATGATACAAGCTACAAGCCCGCATATTATATTTATAACATCTAACATTAATACTCACCTAACCATTCTACAAAAGCCACTAATAAGCTCAAAATGCCTATTGTGAACCACACAAGGTAAAGCCCATTAAAGTTGATAATTGATAATAAGAATGCCAAAAAGGCACAAACCAAATAAGCGTATTTCATTTTTTTCTACCTCCAATTTTTAATGTGCAAAAATGTAACATATATAACACACGTTATATTATCTAGTTTTATTTTTTAGTTTTCGTTCTCGCTCCGATTGTTCATATAATTCTTTTACCTCCTTTGCGTCTTTTACCATTTCATCTATTTCTTTTATCTCTTTTTTTTCTTTCTCGCTAAACAAGTTTACCCCCATTCTTTTCATTTTGGTTTGTTTTTGTCTGTAATAACTCATTGCAACATTTGGGCTTTGTAATCTTAGCCACTTGAAAAAAGATACGTCTTCCTCTGTTATATTATAAATATCTAAAAAAGTCAAGTATCTTTCAAAATAAATTTCTATAAGTCTTTCTCTTATGTTCCTTTTATCTAATGTCTTTTGTTTAACCCTGCACTTTCTACCAGTTTCGAGATAGTGACACTTAGGATTTAAACCATGACAATTAGTGCATTCTTTTTGCTTTGGTCTTGCTATGTTTTGCTACCTCCTTTTTTTCATGTCTTTATTATAGCACTTTTCCACTATAATTCAATTACAATATATTTACAATAGTGTTACAGTTATATTATTAAAAGTGAGCACCAATCTAATTATAGCAAAATACAAAAACAAAGTCAAGCTTTTTGCGCCGTGTATAATAGTTATTGTGATTGAGGGAGGTAATCACTTATGAAAAGCAAATATATGTGTCCCACTATTGAGGACTTTGAGCAGGCAATTAGTTTCTTAAAAAGGGAAGGCCTTATAAAGAAAATTGAATATAATAAATCTGATTATTATGCTGTTATATATACAGAGGAGCTACCAATTTGAAAAAGATTTTAAGTATAGATTTTAGTACATCAAATTGCGGGTACTCCTTCAAAGAGAATGAGAAATACTATTATGGTTCTATTGAAGGTAAAGGAAAAACAGCTTGGGAACGTACCGAATGGATAGCACACAATTTAATAGACTTAATAGATACCTATGATTTAAAAGGGTGTCATATGATTGTAGAAGAGCCTATTATAGGACGCAATCAAAAAGGGTCTATTACACTAGCTAATTGCAATGGCTTGTTTATCGGCTTAGTGCGTGAACACATTTCTAGCTTTGAGTTTATTTCTAATACAAAGTGGTGCTCATTTAATTTGATTAAAGGTAAAAGATTAGAACGCAAACGTGAAAGCATGGAACTACTTATTAATCATTTACTGAAAGATGTAGACGAGTTTGAGGTTTGTTCTGACGAAGCAGACGCCTATTGTCAATTACTTTACAAGGAGGCACAATAATTGGAAGAATGGAAAAAGGTCAAAGGATATCCTAGATATTCAGTATCAAGTTATGGACGGGTGCGAAATGATGAGCGCAAAATAATGTTATCACTTGGGAGTAAAAATCAAGCAGGTTATGTTTCGGTTATGCTTTACAGTGATGAAAAAATAAAGCGCGTTACAGTGCATAAGTTAGTAGCAGAACATTTTATACCTAACAAGGATAAAAAGCCCCAAGTGAACCACCTAGACGGTAACAAGGGAAACAACGCTGTTAATAACTTGGAATGGTGTACACAGCTAGAAAATAATGCGCACGCTATTGCAACTGGTTTAATTGACCGAGGTTTGTATATTAGTGTAACTAAAGAAGGAGAAACCCACTCTTTCAAGTCGTGCACAGAGCTAGCTAATTTTATGGGCTATGCACCAAGCACAGTACGTTCTTGGTTTCAACGGTACGGCAAGCAAATACCTTTTGATAAAAAAGGATATACAGTAAAAGTAGAAAAGGAGTAATTAATGATACCATTTGTTCAGGTCGCAACACCTAACGTAAATGTATCGGGCACTAGTGGTTGGTGTTTGCAGTATGTAGATGACGCAGTAAAAGCACCACAGACACACCGTGCACCAAGTGCGCAACAGTCTTGGAATAATGCAGTGGCTAACAAGACAGCACACCCCAATGAAGAACCACCCAACAATGTCTGGGTACCCGTTTATTACACTATTGATAATGGACAGTATGCAGGTTATGGGCATGTTGCTTGGTACTATTCAGACGGTAAGACGACTAAGATTTACGATAGTGAATATGCTAGTGGCAAACGTAATAAGCCATACGGCAGTGGTGCAGAACTCATAAGCTATATGGGTTGGCAAATGCGCTATCTTGGTTGGTCGGAAGTTGTGGACGGTTTACGTGTAGTTAAAGCACAGCCAAATGAACAACCAAAGCCAAATAAATCACAACCAACAGCGAAGGGAGAAGAAGAAATGATACTATATCAAATTTACGATAAGAGCGGAAGCCATAAAGGGAAATGGTTTATTTCAAATGGTACGCACTTACGTTATATCCGTACGCCTCGAGTGTTAGACGGTTATAAAAAACAAGGTTATCCAATTGATGTTATTTATTCAAGCGAGTTGTTTGGAGATAAAGGGGAATTCCCAACGAAGAATGTAATTTGGTAAAGGAAGTGATTAATTGAATGTTTACAATCCACTTAGACCACAAGCAGAAGATGTAAGCTTTTCAAGTTTCACGGTATCAAATCCAACAACTGACCTCATTCTTCAGAAGTGTTTAGGCTTGGTTTCTTACTTTGACGGAGTGAATTATAAAGATAGCGCACAGCTCAATGACTTATTTAGTTTGTGCTTGACGGGACAAGAGGTTTATAAAATCTCATTAGGGGGCTTTAATTATTATGCCTTGCGTGTAAATGGCAATCAGTTCAATATTTATGTCCGTGAGCCTAACAAACGTATGGTAACAGTTAGAGCTGATAGTTACGAGTTAATTTATAATCCATTCTATGGGGCTAACCCACGGTGCTTTAGTGCGTTGTTCGGTATGGCTTCCAATGGTGTTGGGCGCAGGTTGGATAGTCAAGGACAAATCAAAGTCTATTGGCACACGAAAGTAGCTAGTGGGTTAAAAGAAGTATGGGACAGATTGCGTGAGCGTCTTACCCGTATGACAGAACTTGCTAAAGAATTCCGAGGTATGACGGTTGTAAGTGATACAGATAAAATCACTCAAATGCAACCAGATTACAGCGGGTCTGTGAAGAATGACGGAGAGTTGGCAATTGATATTGCATTGGCTGAATATGGTATGCCTAGAGAGCTTTTGTACGGTACAAGTAACGAGGTTTCTCTTATCACGTTTATCGTGCAAAAGATACAACCGCTTATCAAACAGCACAGCCCAAATGCCGAATTTAACCGTGAAAATTTTGTAGCTTATATTTCAACAACAGGAAAGGAAGGTGGCTTAAATAGGAGTCAAGGCAATTCGGGGGATAGCAAATCCCTTGGGAACATTGGACAGTCACAAAACGGTAATTGAGAGTGTCCGCAACGAAAAGGAAGGTGTAGACATCTGCAACCGACACCGTGAGAAAATCGGGTCAGGTTTTATTCATGTTGAAGACGGTAATTTAATTCTAACGGGATATGTGCAAGACAACGCTTATGAGGGTTCACTAGAAGAAGCAGGCCTATCTATTGGGTGGAATGCCTTAGATATGAAAGCCCGAGAGGTGGACGGAATTGCGTTCTATAAAGATGTCGTTGTAAAAGAGGTGTCACTTACTCCATTACCAAGTAATAAAGGCGCTAAAGTGACAAAAGTACGAGAAGAAGAAAACGAAGAAGAAGAAGAAGGAGAAAATGAAAACATGGGTGTAAATGACGGACTTAATGCAGTAATTGAGCAACTTGCGGAAGAGAAAGCTGAAAAGAAAGCTCTTGAAACTAAAGTACGTGAGCTAGAAGAATCACAGGCTGAAATGAAGAAAGAGCGTGAAGCTAACATTCAAACAGATACGGCTCAAAATGATGAAGAACTATTTTATCGTGAATTGGGTGCAGAAATGCAAAAGACCCCAGAAAAGACTTTCTTGCGTGAATTTACCAACGCAGGGGACTTGGCTGTATCTAATCAACTTGGGTCAATTACTTCACAATGGGCTTCTAAATCTTCACTCTTTGCAGGAGCTACAAAAGCACGCTTCCAAGGTTTGACCTTGGCAGATGACGGGGACAATGGTATTTTCAAAGCTGACCTCTTTGTAGCGGGCGGAGATAAGAAAAAAGCTCTTACACCAACAAAACGTTCTTTGCGTCCTCAAATGGCTTACGCTTATATGGAAATGGATAAAGGGACTGTATCAGGTGTAGACGATACAGGCGAACTTTCTAAATACGTTATGTCTGTACTTCCTCAACGTGTTATTAACCAAATTGAATATAACATGATTTATGGAAAACATGACGGTTCAAATGGTGTCTATGGTCTTAAAGGCGATACAACTGGTTGGACTCCACAGCTTACATTTGACCTTGCGAAATTTGACTTGTTTGAAGTGCTCACTGACGCTATTGCAGAGGTTTCTTATAATCAAAATGTAGTAGTTGTTATGCACCCTAAAACTTATGCACAACTGCGTAAAGCTAAAGGTTCAGACGGTCACTCACGTTTCAACGAGTTGGCAACTAAAGAGCAAATCGCTAACTCATTTGGTGCCATCTCAATTGAAACACGTGCTTGGATGGGTCAAAATGAAATCGCAATGTACATCAAAGAAGAGTTCGTTCTTATTGGCGACCTTGATATGAACAACTATGTTGACTTTGATTTGCGTTACAACGTTGACCAATGGTTGGCAGAAATGCTTGTCGGTGGTTCTATCCGTGGTCGTGGTCGCTCTGTGTTTATCACTTTGACACCTAAAGGCGAAGTGTAAAAAGAGATTAGGAGGGTTTTGAATGGCTTATTTTGATGTAACAAGTCGATATGCCCAAACTATCACGAGCGTATTAGAGGGGCAGACATTCGAGCAGTTCCCTCTTTTATCACGCTTGCGGGTAGTTGATAGTGATGTCTTACAAACGTTTAAAGTTGTGGACGGTTTAGCGGGTAACTTTGAAACTAAAGTCCTTGGGGACGGTAAGGCATACACGCACGAAATTGTTTTCCATAACAACGGAGATATTACACAGGGTGCTATTAACGTTGCGGTTGATATGATTGCACGACAAATTTATAAAGACCTTGAAAAGGATATGGTAGAGAGTGCACTTGCCCATAGCACAGGAACATTTGTACAGGGTGTATCAGATGTTATTTTAACTAGTAATAATGACTATGTACCTTTATCTATTCCTAAGTATCAAGTTGATTACTTTAAAACTGCTAAAACTATTGCAATCAATCCAGATACTGGGGTCTTGTTCGGGGAGATAACTCCTCATATCGTGGTAAGCATGGATATGCAACATAATAAAGTGAAGATATACGGAACTATGCGCTGTCTTGGTGCTTGGTATGCCGACAATGTAATAAAAGAAATCGGAGGTAATGCTTAAATATGGCTTATACTGCTTTAAATGAACTTACGCACGGTTTGGGGTATGGGGTTACTTTCTTAAAAGGTGCTTCCACTACTAAAGGTGTCCCTATTGCGGGACTGCGTGCTATCGATGCTGAAAACAACCAAGAGAATGTTAACTTTTACGCAGGGTTTAGTGCCCCGTATCGTACTATTGCAGGTGCGTTAAAACGTGAAATCACTGTAAAATCTTATGACCTACCGCCAGAATTTGCTTGCCATGCTCTTGGTTTTGAAAACTTGGGCGGGGCTTTCATGGGGGACGACACAACAGCCTACAAGCCTTACGGGTTTGCATATGCTGAACGTTTCCGTGATAATGAAAAGACAGGTTATAAAGTTACTTTCTACCCAAGTGCACAGGCTACTACTCCAAGTGACAGCGCACAAGCTGACGAGGAGAGCCCAACAGGTAAAGAGTACGAACATAAAGCGACTATCACAAGTGGTAACTTTGTCGTAAAAGGTAAAGCCCGTTTGCTTATCAATTTCATGGTATCAGACGAGGATTTGGCAACAGGTACAAGTAAAGAAGCTCTTGCATTTAAGAAACTCTTTACAGAGTTGAAACCACTTGAACCAACTGATATTGGCTCGGTGTAGTATAATATTTTTAGTAGAGGGTGGCTTGGAAGGTAATAGTGCCCTCTATTTTATTACTTGATATATAACTTGACAAAGGGAGTGAAATATGTTAAAAGAAGATTTTTGTTTCTCCTATGAAGCATTAGCTAAAATGGAAGATTTGGGTATTAATTTTATGAAGATTGACCCAGATAATTTTATAGAGATTGCCCGCTTCTATTGGGCTTGCTGTGATGATAAGTACACAAAAGAAGAAATTCTTCACACAATCATGCACGGTAAAATGCCAATCACTATGGGGGAAATCATAGATAAATATATGGCAGAGGATAAACCAAAAGGAAAGCAGGGTGTAATAATTATCCCAGATAAGCCACAGGAGCTAAATACAGCCCAAATAAGCGCTGTTTGCTCTTCTCTTGGTATAACTTATCCAGTCTATGCAAAACGTCCCTTAAAATGGACGCTAGGGCTAATTAAGAAACTCATGCCAAAACAAAAAGAAAAAACAACGGCGGAAGAGTTAAACAATATGGAGCATGTTGAGGTAAAATTATGGCAAAGACCACAATCAACCCCGAAAAAGTAGTAGGGGAAATTACAGGGGATTTAGCTAAGAAGATTGCACGAATTCATAACGATAACTTGCAAGAGGTTAAACAAACACGTAAGAGCACATTAGGGGGCGATTTTAGCCGTTATCCAGTTACCTTTGACACTTCACAGCTAAAACCTCAAACAAGAGCGTACGGCTCAATTAAAGGCGGTATGATTGGTTATATCAATGGTTTCAAATCAAAAGGCGAAAGTTGGCGAATGCTTAACGTTTTGGCACATGATAGATATTTACACCAAAGATATAGCAGGCACTTAGTTAAGGCTAACTATGATTACAAATCAAATGCAGATAAGATAAGACGACAAATAAGGGGGCTTTTATAATGACTAAAGAAAAATATGTCATTCAAACCGAGTTAGAAACTAAAAAGGCTTTATCAGACGCAAAGACGCTACAAAAGGAAATTAATGAGATTGGGCGAGTTGCAAAGAGTGCGAGCAAGAACGCTAAAATAACTGGTAAAGTTGAGATGAAAGACAAGGCAATCAAGGATACAGAGAGAGCCTTATTACTTGCTAAAAAGAACGTTGACCAACTAACGCAATCACTTGCAAAAGTCAAATTAAATGGCGGTACAGAGAAACAAGTTTCAAGTTTAGAAAGTCAATTGCGTAAAGCGCAAATAAGTGCAAACAACTTAGAGAGTGAACTGCACCAACTTAAAGGAGTAGATGTCACACCACGGGGCTTAGATAAATTTAAATCTATGTTTAGTGGTGGAGTTGGTAAAATCAAATCATTCGGGAGCGGTTTGTTAGATATTGGTTCTAAGTTCTCAATGATTTTCACAGCCGTTTCAAGTGGTGTAAGCATGGTGTCTAATGGTATCGGAAAAGCTGTTGACCTTGTGGGAGGTTTTGCTAATCGTTTAATGAATACGTATGACACGCAGTTGAGCGCTCAAAAATCCCTTTCTGTGACATTGGCAGACGGTGCGAAAGGTTACGAAGATTTTAATAGCCATATTGAAAAAGGTTCTTTACTCTTGCAATCACAACGCAATGACCTAGCAGAACTTGCCTCTTTCATTTCGGGTTATGTAAAAGTAACAGGGGACGAAGCCTTTGAGATTGTCAATGCCATCAATACGGTAGGGGACAGCTTAGGGCTTTCAATGGATACTCAAAAACAATTTACTTATGGTCTGTCGCAGGCTCTTGGGGCAGGTGTATTACACGCTCAAGACTTTAATCAAATCATGCAGTCAGCTTTAGGGGCTCAATTCCGCGACATGTTGATTCAAGCATATAACGAAATTAACAATACTAGCATAGGTATGGAAGAGTTCAAGCAAGCTATGGAAGACGGGAAAGTCAATACCGAGGTCATGAACTTAGCTCTTGAAAAGTTCAAGCAACAAGCAGAGAACACAGCAAACAGCGGTCAAATTACATTTGCTCAAATGCGTGAAATGATTACAAAAGGGTTTGATACTAGCGCTTTGAGTGGTTTCCAATCAGAGTTGCAAAGTGCAGGTTTTAGCATGGGGGAACTCGGGGGCACTGCAACAAATCTTTCTATGCTTGTCGGCGAGAAAATGGGACAGATTGCGGGATATGTCGTAAATAACATGATTAAGTTAATGGACGCTAACGGGGACGGTAAGGTGTCTAACGAGGAGTTAGGGAAAGCATTCGACAAAGTAGCGGGCAAAGTTTCAGACGCTTATTATGAAGTGCGCAATTGGTTGAAGCAAATTAATTGGGCAGATGTATCAGGGTTCATTAGTGATATTGGTTCAATCATTTCTTCACTTGCTGACCTTATTGGTTGGATACAAGACGCAATAGGTTGGTTTCAAAAGCTTTTTGATAAGAAGCGTATGGCGGATAATATTGCAGCGGCAGGAGGACACAGCGGAAGCGGTGGAGGTCGTGACTGGTTAGTAAGTCCCATGTTAGCTAGTGATTTTGATGATACTTTACAAGGTGTCACAGAAAAGATATATGGGTCTATGAGCAAGCCTTTAGGTATGCATTTGCAACTGTTCGGGAACTATGATAAAGCTACTCAAAATTTGCTTTCTAACGTTCCTGTGGGCTTTAATGGTTCAATTGGCACGAGAAACAGCCAAGCAACTTATGACCAATCACAAAACAAAGTGAACATCAATGTTTACGGCAATGACGCAGACAAGATAGCAAAAGATATTTATAGCAAACTTGAAAGAAACGGGATTAAATTAACAAGGAGATGATAGAGAATGCCAGTATATACGAAAGGTCAGATATACGGCTCTCAAATGTGGAAAGATTACAGCAACAAGTGTAAAAATGAAGTCGGGCATTGTGAAAGATGTTATAAAACTTATGACCTTATAGCGCACCACATTGTACCGATACAGTGGGTCAATGGTAAAGTGGAAGCAGACAGCAAGGAAGAACTTATATACCAACCTATTGAGGTAGTATGTCACGCTTGCCACCAATCAAAAGAAAGAAGCGGGGACTTAGTAGACTATGCAAAACTAATAGCAGAGGGGAGAATTTAAACATGAGTAGGCTAACAGAATGGATAGGGGATAGTTCAAAAGAGTGGGGGTCTGAAATTGTAGCTCTTAAAGAGAAAGCTCTAAAAATAGAAGATGAAATCGACTATAAGCGAGCAGATGAAATCTTTAATTTCTTAGAAGAGTATATGACTTTACCAAATAATGAGCGCTTTAAAATCATACCTTATCATAAAGCTGTGCTTACTCTAACTTTCTGCATCCCTTATGATGTATCAGAGGTAGTGGTTATTGTGGGAAGGTCAAACGCAAAATCAATACTTGACGTCATGATTGCTTTAGTTGTTATGTTTTTGCTTCCTATGCCTAATGCTGTTATAGCTCTTATGGCAACGAAGAAAGACCAAGCACAACAAATTCTCATGAAACACTTTAGAGCCATGGCAAACACACAGGGAACGATTATAAACCTGTTTCAAAATCAAATCAAAATCAATCAAGATAAAATCAAGGTCAAAGATAACTCTTTCTTGGATAGCAAAGGCACAGAAATTACTGTCTACGCTTCTAATGAGGATAGCCTTGACGGTGGACGGGAACAGCTTGTAATCGTGGACGAGTTCGGAGCATTCAAAAAGAACCCACTTATCACAATCAGACAGGGGCTTAGGAAAAATAAAGGGCTCTTGTTTATTTCAACTACTAACAACGTCATTCGTGGTGGGGCTTATGATGACGAGTTGAAATCGTGGAAAGAATGGGTAAGGAACGAGGATTTTACACGTTGGGTGTTCTATTATGCTTTAGATAATTATGACGAGGTACACAAACCAGAAACGTATCACAAGGCTAACCCCGCAATAGGTCTTACAGTCACATTAGAGGACATACAGAGCGACTTTATAGGGGCTTTTGGCAATCCTATCAAAATGGCTAAGGTTATCACTAAACGCTTTAATTTGAGTATGCACGACACTACAAGCATTTTCTCAAAACAAATGGTCGATAATTGTTTGTGCGATACTCTTGACCCAAGTGGTAAACTGGTTGTGGTTGGTTCGGACTTCTCTATTAGGGGAGATGTTTGGGGCACTGTGTTAGTTTGGAGAGAAGAGGGGCACTATTATGTAAAAGCTATCCCCATCATGCCAGAAAGTGCAGATGATAAGTTTAGACACTTAGGAGAAACCATAACACACGAGGGAACAAGTAACAAGAGCGCTGAGGCTTGGGAAATGTTCACAACACGAGGAGTGAAAGACACTGTGCCAATCGCTTTATGTTATGACCCCGCGCACAGTGCTAATTTCTTGCGTAACTTTGAGGAAACATATGACATAGAATTTTACGAGCCAGTTAAGCAAAATAGTTTTCACTTGTCGAATACACTAGAGAATATTCAGACACTTATGCAGGAAGGTAGATTACACTTTGATAGTCAGTTGTTAGGTGTTCACTTGATGAATGCCGAAACGGTTATAAATGACTTTGGTTTAATGCGTATCAAGAAGAAGGGGTATGCAGACAAGATAGACCTTGCAGACGCACTAAGTGACGCAATGTATTGGTTTATTGAAAAAGAAGAATATGCGGAGGATTTTTTTAGCTAATGAGTAAAGATAAAGAAAAGATGTTAGAAGCTTTGAGAACTCTAGCATTTGGTGGTGATGAAGTAAAAGAAGTTGTGCAATATCAACGAGGGGCAAATGGTCGAGATGTCGTAAAAGGCAAGAACGTGACCACGACCCACAAGCTACCAGATAAACAAGCATTATTTAAGCTTATGGAAATTGAGGGGGTTTATATTGAACCTAAGGTAGAAAAAGTTAAGACAGCTATTGAGGAAGAGAAAGCAGAAAAAGGCTTAGAAGATTTCGCAAAGGGTCTTAAATTGAATTAGGAGGGACATATGGGAGAGTATTTTACAGCGTATTGTTATAACCCAGAAAATGGGTATGATTTTGCTAAGACGCAACAGGTGCCCGCTAACTTATTTATAAGGAGCTCCTTTAGAGATTACGGCGACTTTAACCCCACCTACCCAACAACTCAAGATACAAGTCAATTTGAACAGTTAGATAGTAGAAGACGAGCAATAGTCAAGAACCCTATAGATGGAGAGGATAACGTGTCTAACTGGTTTCCAGAAACAGGACGCAGTAAATCACTTGGCTTACGCTTGCAATCTAATCCAGAACACGCAGGTGAAGCTTATTATGTCGGTATGCACATGAGGGCTAATAATTGGGTATATACACCAGAACCACAGTTAGAGGCGGGTACAGTGTTAACGATGTCGGTTTATATTTACAACAATGATGACTATGCGCACACTTTCAACACACGCACAAACGAAAGTAATGACCCTACTAAGTGGAATGGTGCAAGTGAGAGCTTCACAGGTGCTAGTGTTCAAATAGAAGGCAAATCATGGGCACGATTAGAATGGCAACACACACTGAAATATAACCATAAGGGTAGCTATTCAGAGCAGGGCGATTTAGGTATGCAAGTGTATCAAGCTAAGTTAGCGGGCACTATCAAAGCAGATTTCATTATAGCTATGCCGAAAGTAGAAGCAGGCACACGAGCTACTCCATATCGTGATACTGCATATGAGTTTGGAAGTACAACATATTGGCGGACTCATGACCCTGCATTTAGACCTTATGTAGGCAAGAGCGTGACAGATAGTGACAATTGGGAAGACTACACAGGTTGGCAACAAGTGAGCACTGAAAGTCTTGATAATCGCAATGCAGATATTGGCTACACAAAAGCGGAGGTACATTGTTTAATGCTACCAGAGGACGTAGCGCAGGGGATTGGCGGACAAAAACCTAAAATATGGGTAGGTATTGACAGCGATACTTTCAATGTAGCCACAGGACGCACAGTACAGTTCTCACAACTTAATAGGGAATTAAACTTTGTAGGACACATTGCAGAGAATGAAACAGACAATGCGGGGGCTTACAATTACAATGACAGCACTTGGGTAAATATGGGGGACATTATGTATTGTTCACAGAATGGGCTTCTTATTGACCCAGTTGTCGGAGAAATGGCTAACTTAGGAGATGACGGCTCACAATTTACAAGCGGAACGCTCACGCGAGTTGACGAGGTTGCAAGGGATATCATATGCAACTTAGGCGCTTCTTATACAGGAGCTTTTGCTGACGTTAATTACAACCAAGAGAGTGAAAGTTTTAGACCTAAGACAGCTAGCCTCAAAGTAGCAAGTAAGAGCCACCCAGACGCAAGTGGGGGAGCAGGTTCTTATATTGAAGGTATATGGCAATATGGTATGACCACAAAGCCGTATAAAATAAATCGCTTTACAACTAATTCAAAATGGACTAAAGCAATAACAAACTTTATCTATAACGATGGCGTGACTGTGTTTAGCCGTATGTGGAATGAAATGCCAGATTGGTTTAGAGGTGGTAACATGGGGGATATTAAACCATTACCACAGCGTATTATGATGATTAATGTGACGACTAAAAAATGGTGGTGGTTCAACTACAATAAAAAAACGGGTCTATGGGAGAGAAGTGGAGAAAAAGCCCGTGCAAGTAGCGCACCTACTTTGATTAGTACAGCGTATGATAACGGTTTGCCAAAAGATGGTAAATTAAAAGGCGCTGTTATCTTCACTGACACAAATTACGCAGATTACAGTTCTAAAATGATGCCTTCATCGCTTGGGCTTGATATCCTTTTCCCAGACGAACGCAAAGAGAATTGTTATTATGCACCTATGTGGCATGACAACAGTTATAGAAGTGACATGTATTACTGGGGAAATACCTCACTAGTGCGCAACAACTTTAATTTTAATGACCAAAAGTACGGAGTGTTTGGAGTATATGAAATTAATTTAATGAGCGGTACAATGACACTACGCAGAGTATGGAATAGATAGAAAGGAGATAAAATGGCACACAAATTAGGAGACACCTATATAGGTAATATGAGTCAAATTAGAGTTATAAGCGAGGTAAACGGGTTTGACATTCACTTTTATAACCCCCTTGACTTTTTAAACTATGGCGTATCAGAGCTAGAAGCTTCTATATCACGTGACTTATTTAAATATATGTACAGCCCAAATCACACGCTTATAGGGCATTTTACGAGCTTAGAAATGGGTTTCAGTGTTCTTTATATGATTGACCCTAAACAGTGCACACGAGGCGAAACATGGACTACTGATGGACATATAGACATGACTATCAAGCTATATCGTGTAAAGGTGTTATATGATATTGAGATATTGCAATCTAAAGAATACCCAAGTGAATTTGATGTAAATGACTGTATGTTTTTTGTTAAACATCACTTGGACGGTGGTTACCAAGCAAAAAAATTTGTTCACGCAGGACATTATGCTCAAATTAATTACGATTGGGATGGTGAAGCGGTTATAAGACAAAAAGCAGGTAATCAATATAAAGAAGTGTTTCCAGACGCTAACTATGGAGGTTGCTATATTGTGCAAGGCAAAGGACTAAGAGGATTGCGAGGTTATTAAATGGGATATTTAGGCGGTTATCAAGATAAAGAGAATTTGACACAAACAGGAAATGAAAGAGAATTTGAAAGCTCACTAGACGGCTATGATGTGCATTTCGAGGAAGGTTTAGACCTTTTTGGTATTGGTGTAAGGGAAATTGATTTTTGGTGTCCTAAAGCTCTGTATTACGCTCTACAACGTGAGTACAGTATATTGCACCCTATTAAGGCTACACAATATCAAACACCTAATTTATGGCGCATGTCAAATCTATATAGCGGTACAGATGATGTTATAAAGGAAAATGATTGGCTAGACACTTTTGCAGAGAAACGCACACTTTCACAAAACACATATATCTATGCTTATACTTATAATACCTTTGCTTCTAATAGCTCTAACATGATTACGCAGTTCTCTATACCTACAACGGCAGAAAAAGAGTCTTACGATTGGTCGAGATGTCAAAAACATGGTACAGCGATATCAAGCGAAAATATAAACGGATTAGGCTTCTTTTGGAAAGGTTCAACAACTTACACGCTTAGATTTAAATTACGTTGTGACCGTAACCAAGTGGGGCAGGGGTTTAGGATTCAAATAGGGCAATCGGGTAACCAAAACATAGACACCACAAAACCTATATATATCAATGGTCGTGAAATGGGTTATTGGTATCCAGATAGTGGCATAGGAACAACCACAACAAGGAGAGTTTACTGTCAAGTTAGTTTAGAAGATATTATCGGTCAAGATGTGATAGATAAAAGAAGCCCATTATGGCATGTGTTTGAGATACAATTTACGACCTTGCCACAAGCTCAACTAGACGCTAAAACGTATCACACTGTTCGTTTAAATCTTAAAAGAGGTACACAGCTATCCATGTTGGAGCCTATGCTTTATGAAGGAGAAAATACACTAAATCCAGAATTTACTATGACACCGCAAGAAGTGTTTGAATATGAGTATGATAGAGGTTTACAAGGTCTCACTTTCATACAGCCAGCATTAGGTTTCTATTATAGTAAAGAGTATGACTTTGCATGTGCTTATAAGGTTAATCAGTTGAAAGGATTGCAAGTACTTGATTATAACGAGAGCACAGGAATGTTTAAAATCAGAGCTGAAATAGATGTATTTAAGCAAATTAACAACGTGGAAGTGAAATACTATGAAAAGAATGCAGACGCAGTTGCAGACACTAGTATGAGCATATATAATACAATTGCACATAGTAATGTTATTGATGATAGTGGAGGAAAAACAAGTAATAGCAGTTACTTTTTAAATACAAGTGGTAAGGGTGGAATAGTAACAAGCTTCCATGTTAACCCAAATAACAACTTAGTGCCATATACATTTATGGGAAGTGTAGAAACAGATACTTGGGATCTAGCGGGATACACAAATGTTTGGGGCAATATGATGTACTACTATACAGGCTACGCAATGGAAAATAAAGTAGAGAATTAAAAAGGGGAATAGAATGAAAGAAATAGCACTAGTTTTATTTATGCAAGCATTGGCATTGGCAATTGAGTTTATAGATACGGGTACTTTAACACCGAGCGTAAAGAAAAGGCTAAGTATAGAGGCTATTGTGTTAGTGGTATATGTAGCAGGAAATACAGTATTCAAAGGTATGATAAGCACAGAGTTGCTCTCTCTTATTGGTACTGTATATATTGGTCTTGTATGTGCTTCATTGTTTAAGTTCTTGAATGGAATGAAACAGAATATTACAGACCTTACCGATTGAGTAGAGTAGTAGTATATAGTGTAGTAT